CTATTCTTCGCGGCCTATACGAATGCTACAAGCGTGCGGCCACAGGGCATGAAACCTTCGCCTATGCAGATGCAGCCGATACGATTTGCCAACGCCCGTTCTCCGTACCGACCGACCGCCTCATTTGGTCAACGGAGAAAGCGTGCTACCCATACCCCGACCGCGCAGCCCTATACAAGTTCGGGCCACGACTGAAGTCACCGTGGCGTTATTTGAACAACGGCCTATACGGTGGGCCGCTTGCGTTGGCTATTGAGTTCTTTGAACGGTACGGCCTGCACAAGCTGCACGACCATGCCAACGGGCAGGCCGAAGTAATGGACGCTTACCTTCAGGCGGTGGGCGAAGGGTTCCCGATTGCTTTGGATTTGAAGTGTGAACTATTCCAGAGCATCGCATTCGACCACGACCCGAAATTGAACGGCCATCCCTTGCACCTAAACGGATACGAGGGCACGGACTTTGAGATTAAGGACGGGCTGGTGCGCAACGTGCTGACAAAGACAACGCCTGCCGTTCTGCACGGCAACGGACTCACACCGATGGGATGGATACCATGAGAGAGTTAGCCATAATAGGAGCAGGTGGGTTCGGAAAGGAAACCCTGCAATGGGCGCATCAGTCAAAGCTAACGGGCCTGTTTCCGTTCACGTTCTACGTCTCCGACCACATTGCCAAGCCTCCGCACCGTCCGCTATCTCAACTGGACTTTGAGCGTTCACTTGCGGTGATTGCCATAGGTGACCCCAAGGCACGTAAGACCATAGCCGAAGGACTCAACGACCATCAGCTATTCACGGACATCATTCACCCGACCGCATCAATTGGCAGCATACATCGCAGCGGGTCTATTTTCTGCCCGTTCTCCGTTGTGACCGTGAACTGCCAACTCGGCAAGCACGTACACATGAACCTGCACTCCGACATCGGTCACGACTGCATCATCGGGGACTTCGTTACGCTTGCACCGGGCGCGAGGGTGTCGGGCAAATGCAACATCGGAGAAGGGGTTTACATAGGCAGCAATGCTGTGATAAGGGAGGGTGTTACGATAGCCCCGTGGTCAATCATTGGCGCGAATTGCGTAGTTTTGCAAGACATCACAGAGGCAGGAACATACGCGGGAGTACCTGCAAAACGCATCAAATGAGAAAGGCACTACTATTTGCAGCCATAGCCTTAGCAGGGTGCAGCACGTCACAGGATGAGTGCGACCCTAACTGCGGCATCATTAAAGCGAAGAAAGCCCAATGGTCACACATCGGAGGGCAGCGTTACGTCTACACCATAGATAACGAATGCAGCGGACTACGTTACAACCTGAGCGGTCAGTCCTCAATCCAGTATGATGACCTGTTGATAGGTGATAGGCTTTGTTCATCAGACGTTTGGTAAGATGCACCCTACACGGATATTCAAGCACCCTGACGAACTACTCCAAGCATGGGAGAAGTACAAGGAGTCATTGAACATTGAGGCGCGTAAATGGCCGAGGGTGCAGTACGTGGGCAAGGACGGTGAACGGGTTGAGGACTATCCTAAACTGCCTTTGACAATGGAGGGGTTTAGCGTGTGGTGTTACAAGGAAAACATAGGAACGATAAGGCACTACTTCAGTAATACGGACGGGCTATACGATGACTTCTGTCACATCTGTTCGCATGTACGGGAAGAAATACGCCATGACCAAATCACAGGCGGCCTACTTGGGAACTACAATCCAAGCATTACGCAACGATTGAACGGCCTAACGGACAAGTCAGAGGTCACGGTACGGGAGCAACCGCTATTCGGTGAATGAGTTTCGTCTACACCACAGCGATCAAGAAGCTGCGCAAGATGACCGCACGGAAGCGGGTCGTTCAGGGCGGCACAAGCGCTGGTAAGACGTTCGGGATACTTCCCATCCTTATCGACATGGCGGCACGTACCCCACGGCTTGAAATAAGCGTGGTATCTGAAAGCATCCCGCACCTTCGGAGGGGAGCCATGAAGGACTTTCTCAAAGTGATGCAGATGACAGGCCGCTACATTGACGGCAATTGGAACAGGTCGCTACTCACATACACGTTTGTCAATGGTAGCTACATTGAGTTCTTCAGCGCAGACCAAGAGGGCAAGCTACGGGGTGCAAGGCGTAACGTCCTATACATAAACGAGGCGAACAACATACCCTTTGAAGCGTACCATCAATTAAGCATAAGAACGAGCAACGAAATCTTCATTGACTTCAACCCGACAGCGGAGTTCTGGGCGCACACCGAAGTCCTGAAGGATGAGGATAGCGAGTTGATTATACTAAACTACACAGACAACGAGGCGTTACCACTGACCATACGGACGGACATCGAGGCGGCACGTACACGGGCAGAGACATCTACCTATTGGGCGAACTGGTGGAGGGTGTACGGATTGGGTGAGGTGGGTTCATTGCAGGGCGTTGTGTTCAATAACTGGCAGCAGGTGGAGGCTATGCCGTCAACGTTCAAATGGAAAGCCTACGGGCTGGATTGGGGCTATACGAACGACCCGACCGCATTCGTGGAGGTGGTGGAGTTTGACGGCAAGTTGTGGCTGAATGAGATACTTTACGAGACGGGCCTGACCAATGCAGACATCGCGGCCAAGCTGAACGCATACAAGCAATGGGAGACCATAGCCGACAGCGCAGAGCCTAAGAGCGTTGAGGACTTAAGGCGGCACGGGTTCCGTATCCGTCCATGCAAGAAAGGCCCTGACAGCGTGCGTATCGGATTGGATAAGATGCAGCAGATGCCGATAATGGTCACGAGCAGCAGCACGAACCTGATCAAAGAACTACGGGGCTACGTGTGGAGAACGGAAAAGGACGGCAGCAAAACAAACGACCCGATTGACTATTTTAATCACGCGATAGACGCAAGCCGCTATTGCATTATGGAGAAACTAAACGCCCGAAGTGGCACTTACGCAATCAAATGAAGATAGCCTACATCACACAGGAAGAATGCAACGGGGTGGAGTACCATCGCCTACTGATGCCGCTGCATCTCACAGGGCATGACGTGACCCGATGCGTGGGGGCGGACTTCTCTATACTCAATTACGGCTTTGACGTGGTGCTGTTTAACCGTTCGCTACCTGTCAAAGCGCAGGCCGAACTGATTAACGACCTGAAGGAAGAAGGCACGCGGGTAATCGTTGACGTGGATGACTATTGGGTAATGAAGCGTGACCACTATCTCGGCAGGCATCCCGATAATAAGCGATACCAAGCGCGGGTAATGGAGGCGTTGAGCATGGCAGACGAGGTGTGGACTACGCACGACCTGCTCGCTTCAAAGGTTAGGCCGCTGAATAAGAACGTGCATGTGATACCGAATGCCATCGACCCGACAGAACACCAATGGCAGCCGAAGACGTACTACGAACAGCGCATAGGATGGGCAGGTGGCATCACTCACAAGGCTGATCTGATGCTGACACGGGGCGCGTGGGGTGACGTTGAGCCTGTTATCTGCGGGGCTGCTAACGATAAGGAGTGGACAGCCATCGCCAAGCAGATACCGTGCAAGATGGTGAAGGGTAAACACGTAAGCGAATACGCGTATTTATACGAGGAGTTCGACATCGCCATCGCCCCGTTAGTGGACACGACATTCAACAGGCACAAATCAAACCTGAAGATATTGGAGGCGGGGATGAAGGGGCTACCGATATTCGTGCAGGACGTTCACCCCTACACCGACACGGCAACGGGCATACATAAGGTGACCAACTGGACAGAGGCAATAGAACAGGCAAAGGCTCTGAGTGTGGAACAGATACAAGAGGAGGGGCAGGCGTTGCGCGAGTACGTCCTTGCCAATTACGACCTCCGCGAAGTGAACAAACTAAGAATGTCACGGCTATGAAAATCAAACTACCTACATCATGGGACGCTGTTACGCTTGGGGAGTGGCAGGCCATCCGTAAGCTATTAAAGTCAGAGGCCGACCCGTATCTGGTGGAGTGTGCTATCATCAGCACGCTTTCAGGTGCGGACATGAACGACATTCAATCACTCACACGGGAGGGCCACGGCAAGTGTATGCAGGCGTTGGCATTCCTGAAGCATCCCATAGGCGGTAAGCTGCGCGACAGGGTGTTGATAGGCCGAACCATGTATCACATTGAGACCAACGCCCGTAAGATAACGGGAGGGCAGTACATCGACATCATGGCACTCACAAAGGACGCGGACAAGGTGGACGACAATATGCACCTTATCATGGCCTGCTATGCGACCCCTATGAAGTGGGGGTTCATCAAACAGAAGTACAACGGGGCTATACATGCGGAGGTGGCCGAACAGATGCGGAAGCTACCCGTGACCGTTGTAACCCCCGTCACGGATTTTTTTTTGCAGGACTATCTCGCATTCGCAAAGAATATAGCGGCCTATTTGATGAAGGAAGGGCAACGGATGAAGGCCCAAGCCGAAAAGGAATTGAGCCGTTCATCAAAGAGTTCGGGTGGCTTTACAGCGTCCACAACCTCACAAACGGCAGGCGGGAACTTTGGAGTTTCTACCTTGACATGAACGTGATTGAACTACTTAACACCATGTCGTTTTTCAAGTTAATGGGGCAATACGAAAGGCAATTAGAGAAACGGGCAAATGGCAAGGGAGTTCAAAAGCACTGAGGCGGCACTGCGTGTGTATGGTGGCCTGATGGTTCAACGCCTTGTTGAGGGATTGAATGCGAACAACAGCAACGCAAGCGGTGCGCTGAATGAAAGCATTGCACTGACTCTCAAAGAGGGAGGCGCGGGGTTCTTTGTTGACGGCCTTGACTATTGGGGCGCGGTCGATGGAGGACGTAAGGCAGGCAAGCGCCCCCCTATCACGGCAATAGAGCAGTGGCTACGTTACCCGAACGTGCGGGATAAGATGCGATTCGGGGCAAGTGACAAGGCGTTCGGGGAGAAGGAAAGGCGGTCACTGGCATTTATGATAGCCCGTAAGATTGGCCGCGAGGGAACGAAGGGTAACAACTTTTTTAAGAACGTAGTTGAGTCAGATTTGATAGACGACATGGTGCAGGCCGTGGCTAATGGCAGTTTGGATGATATGCTGGCAATGATTGACCAACGCATAAACGACATACGGGTTTAACGCATTTGTAAGCATGGCATTAGTATTCGATCAACAGCCCAACACCTACACCCCGCTTTACAATCAAAGTCCGTGGGTGGTAAGGGAGACGGACACATCGGGCAGTCTCAACGACTGGCGTATGCTTTGCCGTGTCATTAGCCTAACTAACGGCACGGTGGAGGTGGCGCGGTTCAATATCCGCTTCAGGGATAACACGCAGAGACGAATAGTATTCGACCCGTCCGAGGTGCTGAAGGGCTTTGTGTCTTACGACCACGGTCCGATGACAAGTGCAGGACCGTGGCTACTTGCACCGAACAGCATACATTGGTACGTGGTGAACTTCCAGAGTCAGAAGTACACCATCTTGCCGACTGGTGTTGGCGTATGGGTCACGCAGAACGAATTTACACCGCCTTCTAAATGCGTTTGGAATGCTGCGCTTGGAACGCTGGCCTTTGCCAACTACAACCCTAACAGCTTTGTCAGTTATCAGAACGGACTATCCAAGCCGCTTACCGCGTTCACCCCAACGCTTTACAAGATAGGCACGGACGAGTCTTATTGGGCACACTTCCTTAGCGGGCAGGCACAGGCCCCGATAAGCGCAACCATCACAAAGTACCCGCTGCCCGACCTGCAAGGTACTCCACTACCTGCCGACCCCGTACAAGCTAACCCGTTCGGCCTTGCGTTCACGGGTCTACCATCAATAGCGGGTGATGAGTACAGCAGGCCGCGAGTCCGTGTTGGTGTCGGTCCGCGTGACCTTGCCGCTATAGCTTCGCCTATCTCATTTGCTGGCGTGCAGTCCTACAAGGTGGTGTTCAAGTCAACCACAACGGGGGCGACTACGGACGTTACATGGAGCTTCAACGTGTCCGACTGCCACAAGTACGCACCTACCCGTCTGCACTGGCTTAACCGTTCGGGCGGGTTCGATGCGTGGACGTTTGACATGAAGTCCTACGATGAGGACGATGTAGACAGGCGGCAATACAAGCAGCAGAAGAACGTGCTAACTGGCGGGGCTTACGGTTACGACATCATGAGCCGTGGCACGACTGACTATCACGTCAAAGTTGAAACAACTAAGACCATCGCAACGGACAACCTGACAGATGCGGAACTTGATCACCTGCGCGGGTTGATCATTAGCCCCGTTGTGTTCATCGAAAGCGGCAGTAGCTACGTGGCGGTGAACGTGAATACCAAATCATGGAGGCAAAAGCGGGGCGTGCAGGATGGGGTGTTCAACCTTGAGATGGAGATACAAGGTTCACTTGACAACTTTATGCAGGGGCAATGATAGGCACGGAGGTTATTGTAGAGGGTGGGCATCGGTTGGACGTGTTCGAAGGGTTGGACTTCTCGTTCAATTACTCCGTAAGTGATATTCGCGAACCTGACAAGCGGCAGACCGAATACACTAAGACCATCAAATGCCCCGGCACTTCAAACAATAACACCCTATTTGGTAATCTGTTTGAAGCCGACATTGCCAACCCGTTCGACCCGAACATTGACAACATCGGGGTGAACTTCAACCCGAACAAAAAGGCAAGCGTTCAGGTATTGCAGAACAGCCTGCCCGTGTTGGATGGGTCTATGCAACTACGTAGGATAAGCGTAACGGACGGACGCATTGAATACGAGGTTGTATTTATAGGCCGCCTCATTGACCTGTTCGGAGCGTGGGGTGACAGGAAGATGAACGAGGTTGAGTTAGACATCAATGGCGACCCGAAGTATATCATAGACCTGAGTGAGTTTGACCATGCGCTAACGCAGGCTAATCAAGAGGCAAGTTGGTCGGCTACGGTGGGCGATGGGTATGTATATCCTTTGATTGACTACGGGCGGGAGTTTGAGGTTGACATCAATAGCAGGCGGGTGTATGCTGCCGCTGACCTTCGCCCTGCCGTGTATGTTCGCACGTTGTGGGATAAAATCTTTGAGTTGGCAGGGGCTACCTATGACGGGAGCATACTGAATAACACTCAAGCGGACGGGTTCGACTTTGACCGTTTGGTTATCCCGTTCATTGATGGCTTCATTTTGTCAGCCGAAGAACTTGCCGAACGCAGGGCAGCGGGTTTAACGCCTCCCGTTCTGTTCTCATCTGCCGTTCCGTTCCTATTGGGCAGCGGTACGGGCGGTTATGTCCATTGCAGCGACATCACAACAGAGAACACCAACGGACAAATCACACAGGCGGCTGGGTCGCCTACGGCATTGCAGCGGTTCATTCCTGACAACAACGGACGGTATCGCGTTAGCGGTGAGGCGGTACTCCGAAGCGTGCGGACAACGGCAGCTGGTAACACGGGAGGCACGCCTGTAAAGTTCCGCATCTTCGTTAACAGCGTACAAGTGGAGGAAGTGGATAGCGTGCCACTGGCAAACATCGCGTTTCCCTTCACCGTTGGGACTATATTCGACTACTCTTTGCCGTTCACGTTCTCCGAGATAGACCTCAATGCGGGTGACACGGTTGACGTGCAATATGACCTAACCTCTGCCGATTGGGATGCACTGAACGATAACACAGATACGAGGTTCATGGGTGGCACGACCATCCTATTTGAAGGGGTGAACGAGAACCTGTACTACGGTGACCCCGTGGAAATGAATCTCGGACTTCCAGAGATGACAATAAAGGAGTTCTTTCTGTCCATTGTAAAGATGCTCAACCTGTACATGGTTCCCGATAAGACCGTGGCAGACCTGTATCACTTCTACACCCGTGACGAGTTCTATGCAAGCGGTCAGCTACGGGATTGGACTTACAAATTAGACCGCTCGCAGGCCATCGACATCACACCAATGGGCCTGCTAAGTGGGCGCGAATACATCTACACCTATACACCTGACGAGGACTACTATAACAGCCGATACGAGGGCAACTATTCACGGGCTTACGGCACGCGGAGGTTAGACATCGACAACGACTTTGTGCCTGCCGAGAAGGTGAACGAGATAGTTTTCAGCCCTACACCTTTGGCTAACGATGGGGCGAGTTCACGGATACTGCCAAAGATATACGATGCCGATATTTCAGACGGTGCAAAGCCTGTTGAGGTGAACACGCGCATTCTGTTTTACGGTGGGTTATTGCCGTCAACGCCTAACTGGGTACATAAGACCACGACAGGCACAACGGTGCGCACCACATACCCCTACGCGGGCCATTGGAACAACCCCATAACCCCGACCCTTGACATCAACTTCGGGCTGTCCTTTGAGTACTACTATCAAGGCAACGGAGCAACAGGGCCGATACAATTCACCAACAACAACCTTTTCAAGGCGTATCATGAGCGGCAATTCTTAGAGATAGCATCAAAGGATAGCAAGCTAATCACGGCCATGTTCCTGCTCACTCCGTTGGACATTCACCAACTGGACTTCCGTGATACCATACTGATTGACCAAACGTACTACCGTCTCAACAAGGTCATCAATTACAACCCGTTCAAGTCGGGGTTGACGAAGGTGGAGTTGTTCAAAGCGGGTGACATTTCTTTCAAGGGCGCGGAGTCAGTAGCGGAGGGGTCGGGCAAGGCGTTAGGGTCGGGCAAGCTGGAAGAGAAAGCACCCAACGCGAATGGCAAGACGCTAATCAACGGCAACCAATTCGAGCCTTTTCAGGGCAAGGTTATCGGAGCTAACAACGTGGTCAGTCCTAACGCGGTCGGGTTCTTCGTGCAGGGTGACGGCAACACGGTCGGGGCATCCAAGAACGTGACGCTGATAGGGTCTAACTGCGTGGTGGCTAACGGGGTGCAGAACGTGACCGCGATAGGTGTGCAGGGGATAACGATAAGCAAAAGCGACACGGTTATCAATGGCACGGGCGGCATTCAATACGCCAAGCTGACCATCCCAACCGCGCAGGTGCTGACATTGTTCACAACGCCGAGAGCGTTCGGGCTGACCGTTCCAACGGGGTACTACGTGCAGTTGGTT